GACTATTCAGATAATCTAGTTGGTAAACTTAGTGAAGAATTAAAGTTTAATGAAGAGATACTTAAGTTTGCAGAAGCAGAGTTTGGACAGTTTGTAGGTTCATATAATGCTTTTTCAGAAGTAAGAAATAGTTTAGGTAGTAGACAATTAGATGTAGAGAATAATAATTATGCTTTACAAATTGTATCAGGTTGGTTTGTAAGACAATTTGAAAACGAATATAATCCATTACATATTCACACAAGTTGTAATTTATCTTGTGTTGGGTATTTAAAATTACCTGAAGGTATAGAAGAAGAATGGGAAGAAGATTATAAAGACCACCATCCTTCGCATGGACACATACAATTTGCAAGTGGTACTTCAGCAGGGTATTCTTGTACAAACTTTTTAGTGAAACCTAGAGTAGGAGATTTCTATATATTTCCTGCACAATTATTTCATTGTGTCTATCCATTTAAAACAAAGGGAGAACGTAGGTCGTTTAGTATGAACATGAACTTCCTAGAGATTCCAAAAAAGAAAGGAGCTAAATAATGTTAGACAAATTAAAACGATTATTTTTTTGGTTTAATACAGATGAATCACAAGACCCACAAATGGATAATGTATTACGAACTGTTGTAATAGTTTTATTTGGGTGGTTTATGGTGGCATTTTTAATGGATTTATTATTATAAACATGAATAAGAAAGGAGATAAATAATGTTAGGTAGAGTGCTTCATTTTTTAAACAGAGTTGAAATAGATTTAGTGCTAAAGATTATCGTTATCTTTATTGTTGCACTAGGTATATTATCAACTGCCATACATTTTATAGGAGTATAGGATATGAAACTTACAATAGATGTTGAGAACACAATAACTAAACGAGATGATAGAAAACATCTTGACCCATTTGAACCTACTAACAGATTAGTTTTAGTAGGTGCAAAGAAAGAAGATAATACATATTACCTCTTTGACGAAAAGAATGATTTTGCTGGGTTACAAGAGTTGTTAGACCAAGCAACTATTTTAATTGGTCATAATATTGCATATGATTTAGTTTGGTTATGGGAGTGTGGATTTAAGTATGATGGTCCTGTGTTTGATACTATGTTAGCAGAGTACGTGCTTCAACGAGGTATTAAAGAACCACTATCTCTTGAAGCTTGTGCTGAAAGGTATGACTTAGAAACTAAAAAGCAAGATACTTTGAAGCAATATTTTGCAAAAGGTTTAAATGTTGATGAGATACCTAGAGTAGAGTTAATAGAGTATTTACAAGCAGACTTAAAAGCTACACATGAATTGTCTGATAGGTTGTACAAAAAATTAAACACAGTAGAACATTCGGGATTAATGAATACAGTTTTATTAACCAATGAGGTATCTATTTGTTTAGCTAAAATGTATCACAGAGGATTTAAAGTAGACAAAGATAAATTACAAGAAGTATGTTTGGAGTTTAAAAAAGAAAAAGTAGAACTTGAAAAAAGTTTACAAGAACAAGTGCGAGAATTGATGGGAGATACACCTATTAATCTTAATAGTCCTGAACAATTATCTTGGGTTATATATGGTAGAAAAGTTAATGACAAAGAAGTTTGGTCAAACTCTATTAATCCATATATGCTTGACTCTGAGTTTAGAACTATGATAAAAAAACAAACAACAAGATTATTTAAAACAAAAGCAAAGCAATGTAAAACTTGTTTTGGTAAAGGAAAAATTAGAAAGGTTAGAAAAGATGGTAGATTATTCGCTAATGATAATAAATGCAAAATATGCAGTGGGATTGGCTATTTATATGTGGATACTATGGATTATGCAGGATTAAAATTTAGACCACCAACGTCTAAATGGGCAAGTGCAAATGGGTTCACTACATCTAAAGGTAATCTTGAAATATTAGAACGATTAGCCAAGACACATAATATGAATAAAGCTGTAGACTTTTTATATAAGGTTCGTAGATTAAGTGCTGTAGATTCTTACTTATCTTCTTTTGTTGAGGGTATAAATGCTTATACAAAGAGTGATGGTAAACTTCACGTACAATTATTACAGCATAGAACTGCGACAGGTAGGTTTAGTGGTGCTAATCCTAATATGCAGAATATGCCTAGAGGTGGTACATTTCCTGTAAAGAAAGTATTTGTATCACGATTTAAAGGTGGCAAGATACTCGAAGCTGACTTTGCTCAGTTAGAGTTTCGTACTGCTGCCTACTTATCACAAGACGAGGTGGCAATCAATGAGGTTAAAAATAATTTTGATGTACATAGTTACACTGCAAATATCATTACGAGTGCAGGTCAAAAGACTTCTAGGCAAGATGCAAAAGCACATACCTTCGCACCTCTCTATGGAGCAACAGGATACGGAAGAACAAAAGCAGAAGCAGAATACTACAAACACTTTACAGAAAAATACAAAGGAATCAAACTTTGGCATACCAAATTGGCTAAAGAAGCTATAAATGATAGGTTAATAAAAACACCATCAGGTAGAGAGTTTAGTTTTCCTCATGTTACTAGAAGAAGTAATGGTAGTGTATCACACTTTACACAGATAAAAAACTATCCAGTACAATCTTTTGCTACTGCTGATATTGTTCCGATAGTATTATTGCATATTGATAATTTATTAACACATTTAAAATCATGTGTTGTAAATACTGTACATGATTCGATTGTAATTGATGTACACCCCGAAGAAGAAAAGCAAGTTATATTTTTAATTAAAAGTGTTGACAATGACTTATGTAATTTAATTCAATCAAAGTGGGATATTAAGTTTAATGTTCCTCTAAAATTAGATTTAAAAATAGGTATTAATTGGCTTGACACGAAAGATGTAGTTTGATATAACTAACAAACATTTAACGAAAGGAGTAAATATATTATGAATACAGAAATAACAACAATAGATACTAATAACTTTAATGCTATGGCTAAAGTTATGGGCATAGCTTCTGAAGGAACACAAAAGAAAAAAGCAAGCACTCTTGCTAGACTAAGAATAAATCATGCACCTATTTTAGGAGCAGATAAAATTTTAGTTAAAGCAGGAACTTATAAATTAGAGCTACCTGAAGGTAGCGAGTTAGGTTTTGGAACTTTCTTTGCAGATAAAGTAGAGATAAGACCCTTCATGCAAAGGTTTATGTATAAAAGATTTGTTAAAGGTACAGATAAAACACCTAATCGTTATATTAAAACTGTTATGGCTGATAATCTTAACATGGATTTAAAAGATAATGATGGTGGATTTAACTGTGGTAAACCAGCAGGTTATATACAAGACTTTAAAGCATTACCTCAAGATACTCAAGAGCTTATCAAACAGATAAAACGAGTTCGTGTGATGTTAGGAACAGTAACCCTTACCAATTCAAAGGATGAACAAGGTAATAAGAAAGACTTACCTAAAGATATTCCTTTTATTTGGGAGATAGAAAATAGAGATGCATTTAAAGATGTTGGAACTGTCTTTGCAAAACTAGCAAAGATGAAACGACTACCAGTGCAACATATGCTAGAGGGTACAACAATGGAAAGAAAGTTACCTAATGGTAACAGCTTTTTTCTACCTACAGTTAGCATGAATACTACTAAAACACTTGAACTATCTCAAGGTGAACAAGATAGATTTGCTGACTTTATTGAGTGGGTCAAAGGTTATAATGAGTATATCATTAATGCTTGGACAGAGAGAGCTATTCCTGATGATGATGATGATGAACTATCTGATGAAGAAGTTATTGATAAAGGAAGAGCAATACTTGATGGTATTATCGAGAAGGATGATGACTAATGCATCACCCTGCTGAATTAGCGTTGCATCAATACCTTGATAATGCTACAAAGGGTAAGTCCTCTATGTCTAAAGAAACTATTAAACAAGTTTCTAAAGATATAGAGGAAACTCTTAGTCGTCAATTTGGTTCTAGGACTAAACGAGATAAGTTTAAACTTAGAATGTCAAATGTAGGTAGACCTAGTTGTCAACTTTGGTTTGAAAAGAACAAACCTGAAAAAGCACTACCTAGACCTACTACATTTGTAATGAATATGATGATAGGTGATATCATTGAAGCTATCTTTAAAGGTCTTTTAAAAGAAGCAGGAGTTAAATATAAAAACTCTGATAAGGTTAAGTTAGATTTAGATGGTACTCAAATAGAAGGCACTTATGACTTAGTTATTAATGATGCAGTAGATGATATTAAATCAGCATCTAATTGGTCTTATATAAATAAGTTTGATTCTTTTGAAAAGTTAAAAGAGTCTGATGGATTTGGATATATAGCACAGCTTGCAGGTTATGCTAAAGCATCCAATAAAAAGGCAGGTGGTTGGTGGGTAGTTAATAAAGCCAATGGGGATTTTAAATATGTACCAGCCACAAGTCTTGACATTGAACAAGAGTGTACCAATATTAAGAATACAATATCTAAAATAGAAGATAATAAATTTGAAAGATGTTTTGAACCTATTGATGAAACCTTTAGAGGTAAACCTACAGGTAACAAGATATTAAATGATGGTTGTATCTTCTGTGCATTTAGATATGAATGTTGGGAATCTCTACAAGATTTACCTTCATTAGTTTCACAAGCACAAACTAAAAAGATTGTGCCATACATTAGTATAAAAGAAAGGAGCAAATAAATGGATAATGAAATGGAAATGTTAGCTGAAGAAATCAAAGAGATGGAAAAAACTTTGATGGAAAAGAAAAAAGAGTTTAGAGAAAAACGTACATCAAGTTTACGAGCTGCTTTGGAAGCAAAGAAAGAAGCAGAGAAAGCTGTACGTGAAGAACTAAAAGCTCTTGGTTATACTTCTTCAGACGAGTGGAGTCCGTTTAGGTACAGAAGTGTCTTTTTTTAAAGAAATTTCTAAGCTAACAAAAGAGCAAGCAACAAAGGCAGGATATAGAAGTATCTTTGAGTTCTATGTTTCTAAACTTTTAAAAAAAGTTAAAAGAAAATTTAGATATGAAAAGATAAAAATAGCATGGTTTGAAGTGCGAAAAAAACTCTATGTTCCTGACTTTGTTCTTGACAATGGTATTATTATTGAAGTAAAAGGATGGTTTAAACAATCTGATAGAATGAAACATTTAGCGATAAAAAAACAGCATCCTAGTTTAGATATCAGATTTGTTTTTCAAAATGAAAACAATAGGTTATATAGAGGTTCTCCTACAACATATGCTAAATGGTGTGAACAACATAACTTTAAGTTTGCAAATAGAATTATACCTAAAGAGTGGTTAAAAGAGAAAGGTAAAGATAAATACCCAAAGATAATTAACATAAAAAGAAAAGGAGATGACTTATGGATTTAGATAAAAACGATTATACAGTTAGAATAAAACCAATGTTAGATATTAAAGGTAGGTGGACAGGACAAATAGATATGTCTATTGTAACTCAACCCGGAAATGATTTAAGTGATGATGATTATTATTCTTTGATGCACTTTGTAAAAATGATTTGTTCTTCTGTTCCTGTTATGGAATCTAATGATGATATAAGAGGTATCATACAAGATTATGTAATAAGCTCTGAAGAAAAAACTAAAAAAACATTGACAAAAAAATCTACTTCTAATAAGGTAGATGATAATATTATCTATGTAAATTTTTCAAAAGGAGTTTAGCAATGAATTTAGATTATGTAAATAGCCCACCACATTATAACAAAAGTAGAATAGAATGTATTGATGCAATAGAGTCTGCTACGGATGAAGGTTTTGAACATTATTTACAAGGAAACATTATTAAATATGTTTGGAGATATAGGTATAAAGGTGGCATTGAAGATTTAAAAAAAGCAGAATGGTATCTCAAAAAACTAATAGTGTTGAAGGAACATGATTAAAATAAAAGTATATATTACATTAGATATAGATGATGAAGAGTATGCTGTACCTGCTGATGGGGATGTTGGTAGCGAAGTAGAAGACTCAATTAAAGACCATTTGTATGATATAAATGGAGTTAGAATAAAAAATATAAAAACAATACAAGGAGATTAAATATGAATAATGCACTACCAACAGATTACCAAAACTTCATAGCATTATCTAGGTATGCTAGATGGAAAGATGATGAACAAAGAAGAGAATCTTGGGGAGAAACTGTAACAAGATATATGGATTATATGAGTAATCATTTAGAGAATAACTACGATTATACAATACCTGCAGAATTAAAAAGTAGATTATATGATGCAATACATTCACAACAGATTATGCCAAGTATGCGAGCATTGATGACATCAGGACCTGCTTTAGATAGATGTCATGTTGCAGGATATAACTGTTCATACATACCCGTAGATAGCCCTAGAGCCTTTGATGAGTGTATGTATATATTAATGTGTGGTACAGGTGTAGGGTTTTCTGTAGAACGAGAAAATGTAGACAAGCTACCTATCATTAATGAAGACTTCCATGAATCTGATACAGTAATTAAGGTAGGAGATAGCAGACCCGGTTGGGCTAAATCTTTACGAGAGTTAATTGCTATGTTATATGCAGGACAGATACCTCAATTTGATACTTGGGGGGTAAGACCTGCAGGTGCAAGGTTGAAGACGTTTGGTGGTAGAGCATCAGGTCCTGAACCATTAGCTAACTTATATACTTTTTGTGTAGATATATTTAAAAATGCTGCAGGTAGAAGATTATATCCAATAGAGTGCCATGATATTATGTGTAAGATTGGTGAAGTTGTTGTTGTAGGTGGGGTTAGAAGGTCAGCATT